GGCGGGGTCGGGGGTTTATGCCCCCTAGACTACCGCGGGGTGAAAACGGACGTGCCGCGGACAGCGAGGCTAGACGCTGAGAGCAGAGCCAGGGCCGCTAGAGCCCGCCACAGCGCTGCGTTCGTCCAGAATGAATGCTAGGGTGCCAGTCCCATTAAAAGCGCGCTCTAAGCGCTTCTCCTTGGACACGGCTCCAGGAGTCGGAATACTCAGGTGTGTCAATTGTTTGACGCTAGGGCCTCCAGGAGATTCTATGTATCAAAATAATGGCGCTGCATAACTTCGGCCAGAAGATCGGCCAAAAAAGAATTTGAAATTAATTTGGAACTTCTGGAACTCCTAGCTGTCTAATTATATGTAAGGCACACGAAAGCTTGCTAGGCGAAGCTGGGGCAAGCCGGTAGTGTGCACTACTATCCAAGAGTTCGGTCGCTACTGGCAGGGGGCGACACGATGCTGAGCTATGCCTTCGCCGGCACTCAGCGAGACCCAAGGTAGGTGCTGACCGCCATGGGAAGGGTAAAACGGGATAACGTGTCAAAATGCTAATCCCCTAAAGGATTAGCTAATTGGGTAAGACCGACTGGTCGCACTACCAGTATAATGTAAGGTGTCCCGACAAGGCGAACTCAAGGGGGACAATTCGATGGCTGTGCTTTAGGGCACAGCTTGCGTAAGGCGAGTACTAGACTAGGTGACTAGTGGAACTGGACTAGTGGGACACGCGACTAGGAGACAAGGTATATTGATACCTACCCCTGCCCGAGACGACGATAGATTATGATGCAGTGCAACAACACACTACGAGGCCCCAAACTATGAATTTCGGAACAGCACTAGAAATGCTAAAGAACGGCGGGCGCGTCGCCCGTGACGGGTGGAACGGAAAAAGGGTGTTTCTCTTCCTGGTCCCCGGCTCTACCTTCACTGTAAACCGAGCGCCGCTTCTGGGAATCTACCCAGAAGGCACGGTCATAAACTACCAACCTCACATTGACATGAAGACAGCCAACGATACAATTGTACCCTGGCTGGGTTCTCAGTCTGATCTGCTGGCCGACGATTGGGTCCGCATAGAGTAGAAATAGCCAACGGTTGCATAGACACGTAAGGATCGTGTGCGGACTGTAAACCCGTTCCTTCGGGCAATCGGGGTTCGATACCCTGGGCAACCACCAATCTTACTGGAGAAACGAATTGAGCACACCGAAAAATCAGTATGAAGCCTTGCTTGACAACCTGGATGACCTCGACGTAGAGTACCAGGTCTTCGAGAGTGAGGACGGATTCGAGATCGACCCTGACGACGATGAATACGAGAGTTACTATTTTGACGCCAAGGGTAACTTGGTAATCCCGGAGTAAACTATGGCATCCTTTGTACCAGTCGAGAAGAAGATTTACAAGTACCTATCCCTGGACGGGACGGGTAATGGTCCGATCACGAACATTAATATGGCCCTCGCTGTTGCAAGTGATGTAGCGCCTATCCAGTATTACGTCCAGCCGCCCGTAGGCGAGCAGTGGTACATGCATAGAATGATTGTCAACTACAAGGACAACCCTGGGTTTTCAGCCAATGAATGGGCGTCTACTAATAATATTCTGACGAATGGAATCTCGCTTGGGGTCAATAGCGGCGACAATGGAGAGGATGTTATTCTTGATATGGTTGGTACCCCATATCTTAACATTCAGACGAACGCTGCGTGGGGCGCGATGTTCTACGATGTCGATCTGAAGACGTGGGCGTCAGGGGACGAGTTCATTGTAGGGCGCTGGTCATTCTTCAAAGATGATGAAACCGCTGGTGGACTCAACGGGCTGGTGCTGGATGGCAGTAAGAAGCAGCGCCTGGTTATGACACTGCGCGACGACATGACTAACATGATCGGTCCGTTCGTTGCAGCCGTTAGAGGTCACGTCCTGTGAGCGAGGACGCCCCTGCAAACAAACCACTGGTCAAACGTGCCCAGCGCAGCGCGCGGGGGCGCTTCCAGAAAGGACACAAGCTGGCGAAGGGTCGGCCAAAGGGTAGCAAGAACCGGGCGACACTAGTCCGTGAGCAGATGGAAGAGAAGGGCACTTTGATGCTAGGGCGGGTATTCCCGCACCTGGTTAAGAAGGCCCTGGAGATGGCCATGGAGGGCGACAGAGAGATGCTCAAGGAGTTCTTGTCCAGGGGCATGCCGAAGAATAGAACCGATAAAGAAGGTACTCCCGACCGGATCGAGGTTGTCATCAACAACTTGGTAGCCGCGGCACGCCCGGAGCGCAAGGCCATTGAGGCTGAAGTCGTCGAGGATGTGCCAACAATCGAACACAAACCCACTGAGGACATCTCAGTCGTGGTACACACGAACGGCCTTGAACGGGTCGAGAGAGGATAAGCATGGCAGGATTTAAAGACGTGGCGGCAGCCAAGCGCAGGCGCCTTGCCAGGATGGAAGAGGCGCTTGCAGGCGCCAAGGGCGCACGCACTGGTGGTACTATGAGGCGCGCTACCCCAGCACCAGCCAGGGCAGCGCGCAAGATCGTGCAGCCCAAGGTAACCCCAGCACAGAAGGTGCGGTCGATCTCCGGCGGCACGGGTGCACGCGACGCGCGCATGGCCGAGATCAAGCGCCGCATGGCAGAAATTATGAGTTCAAATACAACCCCTGACAGGAGAAACTAATTTTGGCATTACCCGACAGGAAGCAGGCATCAGTCCCTGAGATCGGCGTCTTCGTCTACTTCCAATGACCGACAACTTCAGGCGCAGCTCGTCTGATGAGGACCGCTTCTCATACGATCCCATAGCGCACGCGCGAACGGTGATCGTTGAGGAGCATCGCCTCATCCACGATGGCATGTTCTTTACGGCGCGTGGTATCATAACAGGTCTTGCCGCTGCCGGAACATTCGATATCCTATTGACTACTGGCCAGATCGCGCCGCACTTGCGGACTGTGGTCTTCGCATTTGATGGTGGTCCAGCACAACTAGAACTATTTGAGGGAACCACGGTCAGTGCGGCTGGCACAGAGGCCACGGTCGTAAACAATAACCGTCTAAGCGACAACACGCCGCAGACAGTTATCACGATTGGTCCGACGGTTACAGACGTGGGCACCAGTCTAGGAGCCTTCTATCTACCAGTGGGAGTACCTGGCTGGGAGGGACCGGATATCGGCGAGGAGTTCGTGCTGGAGAACAACAACCAGACCTATCTAGTGCGGTTCACCAACAATACGGCAGGTGCAATTACTGCCGGCGTCAAGTTGGCCTTCTACGAGGTCAGCTACCGAACGTAAGGAAATACTATGTCAGCGATGGTACTCGAATTCGACCTGCACAAGAAGCAGCAGGAAATCTTCGATGACCCGTCGCGATTCAAGGTCGTGCCTGCCGGGAGAAGGGGTGGCAAGTCCTTCTTCGCGGCGGTCACAATGATTGTAGAAGGGCTGAAGCACACCAGCCCGAACGGGCGGGACCTCAAATTGGCCCCAGTCTGGTACGTCGCCCCAACCTACGGGCAGGCGAAGGACATCATGTGGCGCCAGCTTAAAGAGCTGGCCGCCCCGGTGACCAAGCCGGGTGGTGTGTGGGAGAAGGACCTTACCATAGAATTAATCAACGGGCGCCGGCTGGCGCTCAAGGGTTCAGATAACGAGGAGACGCTTCGCGGCGCTGGCCTGGGCTACCTCGTTATGGACGAGTACTCCAGTATGAAGTCCCATGTATTCGACGTAATTCTGCGACCGACCCTATCGGACTTTGAAGCCCCAGCACTGTTTATTGGTACGCCGAAAGGCAAGAACCACTTTTACGATCTGTACTTGCTAGCCAAGAATGGTGTCGCAGACATGGCAGCCTTCACGTTTACGACCGCCGACAACCCAATAATCAGTAAAACTGAGATCGAGTTGGCGCGTATGATGATGTCGGACGCTGCATTCCGCCAGGAATACATGGCAGAGTTCACGAACGCAGGATCTGGCGCCTTTAAGGAAGAGTGGTTCGACATCCACGAGCACAGACCAGAGATGAAGGACAGCAGATTCTACATGGCTGTTGATCTGGCCGGCTACGCGGACGAGGCGCTGGCCACAATCCAGAAATCCGCACTCAAAAAGCTCGACGAGCATGCCCTAGTGGTGGTTGAGGTCGGGAAAGAGGGCTGGCTGGTGCACGAAGTCCAGCACGGACGCTGGGGAGTGCGCGAAACGAGCCTCCGCATCCTCAGAATGGCGCAGAGGTACGCCCTTTCGGGCCTGGGTATTGAGAAAGGGTCGCTGAAGAACGCGATTATGCCCTATCTCAACGACCAGATGCGCAGATTGGGGCACTATCCGTCGATTTCGGACCTGACGCACGGCGGAAAGAAGAAAACCGAGCGAATTGTCTGGGCATTGCAGGGACGTGGCGAGCACGGGCGCATATCCTTCATGAAAGGACCCTGGAACAAGGCCCTATTGTCGCAATTACTCGACTTTCCGAATCCGCTATCGCACGATGACCTCATCGACGCGCTGGCATACATAGATCAGATTTCACAGGTTGTCTACGGCGATGCCGAAGGCGGCTACGAAGACACATGGGAGCCAGTCGATGAAGTCGCTGGATACTGAGGACCAAACTTATGGCAGTTGTTGAACAAGACACTCCGGGCCGGATTCCTGCGGCTCCAGGATCAGGCGGAGCACTACTGGCCTGGGTGAATACACGCGCAGGCGTGAATGGTTGGTGGGCAAGTGACCGCGATAGCGATCACGATAGCAGATGGGAAGAGTACTACCGGCTGTGGCGCGGTATTTGGGCATCGCAGGATAAAGACCGGCTGTCCGAACGCAGCAAGCTGATAGCGCCTGCCTTGCAGCAGGCTATCGAGGGCATCACGTCCGAGATCGAGTCTGCGGTGCTGGATCGCAAGGAGTTCTTTGATGTAGTCGATGATCCGGCTGACGTATCCGCAGCGAACAAGGTGCAGAACGCGCAGCCAACGACTGCAGAAGAGGCGGCGCAGATCCAGGCCAACAAGACCAAGCAGCAGGATATCGGGCAGCTTAGACGCAGCCTGAGTTACGAGATGCACGATGCAGATTACGATCTGGCGATGGCTGAGATCTTCTTGAATGGCTCTATTTGGGGGACAGGAATCGGCAAGATTAACTTTGAGGACATAGAGTTCTTCGAGGTTGAGAACGTCGGCGGCGAGCCGCAGAGCGTGGCGAAAGTCAAGCCGCAGGCTAGACTGGTACCGATCATACCCCAGCAGTTCACCATAGACACCGCGGCAAAGCGCCTGAGCGACGCCATGGGCTACGCACACACGTATGCTGCGCCACGGTGGGAGATCCTGAAGCTACAGCGCGCAGGCGTCTTTAGAGACGTTCCACTACAGCGCCAGACGCCGAACGATCCTATTGACTCAGATGAGAATACTGACTCTAACGCAGACAGTGTGAACATCGTTGACTACCGGGGCCTGGTACCGCGAGGTATGTTGGAGGAGTTCTTGCTGGAGTCTGAGGGTCTGGAAGCTGGCGATCCTGCCCCAGAGGGGCTAGAGGTAGATGGCGAAGAGGGCGAGTTCTTCGTTGACCTGGACAAAGAGGAGTCACTAGCCCAAGAAGGCGCTGACGCGAGCGGCACAAGCCCGTTCACACTCGGATTCGATGAGGATGACCTTGTTGAAGCGTTCGTGGTGATCGTGAACGAGCAACAGATCCTGAAGGCAATCGAGAATCCTCTCCTTCACAAAGATAGACTTGTAGTGGCCTACCGGCACGAGATCGTACCAGATCAGTTCTGGGGACGAGGCGCAGCCGAGAAAGGCTATAACTCGCAGAAGGCACTAGATGCAAGCATGCGAGCCAGGATCGATGGCCTGGCGCTGACTGTGCATCCTATGATGTCGATGGACGCGGGGCGTATGCCGCGCGGCTTTAAGTTCACTGTGTCCCCTGGTCGGAACATCCTGACCAATGGAGATCCAAAGGAGATCCTCAACCCGCTTAACTTCGGGCAGATCGACCCGAACATCTTCACGGACAATGCTGAACTTGAGCGCATGGTAATGATGGCGACAGGCGGGATGGACACTGCGGCTCCTACAAAGGTGAACAACCGCAACGAAACCGCAGCCGGCCAGAGCATGCAGCTTGGCAGCTTCGTCAAGCGCAGCAAGCGCACGATACGGAACATCGAGAAGGAGTTCGTTGTACCCCTGGTTCAGCAAACTGCTAGGCTGTACATGCAGTTTGACCCTGAGAACTTCCCGCTGACGGACTACACCTTCCGCGCAGTTTCGGTTCTCGGCACGATGGCAAGGGAACTTGAGCAGCAGCACTTCGCGTCTATGATGAACACTGTTCCTGAGACGAGCCCAGCTTTCTGGATGCTGATGAAATCATTCTACCAGTCCAGCAGCCTGAGCAACCGCGAAGAGATGATGCCACTCATCGATGAGCAGATGCAGAAAACGATCAACCCGACACCGCCGCAGCCGACCATGCTTGAAAAACTTCAGATGCTCCAGGTATCAGAGTCGATTAAGAATGAGCGGATCAAGCAGATCACTGGTATGACCAGAGCCCGTGCGGAAATCGCGCGTGCGGAAACTGAGTCTCGCAAGGTCCCGAGTGAAGTGGCCCAGAATGAGACCAGCGCAATACTGAATCTTGCGAAGGCCGAAGGCGAAGAGACCGGCACGCAGATGCAAATTTATAAAGCCCAACTAGATGGCATAGAACGCGACGCCATCCTAAAACAAAAGGAAATAGATAATGTCCTTAAGACAGCAGAAATTGGAACGGTTGCAGATTCTCCAGGAGTGGCTGGCCCACCCGGGCTGGACAGTATTCTCCAGGGACTTTGAGGATATCCGAGCAGCCGGCGTCACGAGCGCCGACAAGCTGTTTGATACCAATGAGAAGTGGCAGCAGTGGCGCGGTAAGAAGCAACTGCTCGACTACCTTTTGAATTACCAGTTTATGACGGAAGATCTGATCGAGAAGATCGAGAGCAACGACCCGAGTCTGTCTTTTACGGACGAGGAAGACGACCAAGTAAATAGCCTCGAAGCCTAATGCGAGTACTGAACGACTTTGCGTGTTCAGAATGCGCGCACCAGGAAGAACTATATGCGGAGATAGGGCACTATCCCGCATGCTCGGTATGTGGTGGTCCCACAGTGAAGGTGCTGTCTGCACCGAGCATACATCTTGAATCCATCTCAGGCGACTTCCCGTCGACAACCGCGAGATGGGCGAAAGACCACGAGCGTCGGGCCAAGATGGCCTTGCGCAAGATAACTTGAAACAACCCTACAACCCGAAAGGGCAGGAGATTTTAAATGGCTGATGATGGTGTGAATACTGTAGATACTGAAGAAGAAGTGGTTGACATTTTTGATATGAAAGATGGAGACCCGCTGGCGCCCACCGCGCCAGCAGCAGACGAGGGCGGCGGCGAGCCGGAACCCAAGCCTGCAGCGGCTGATACGACCAATCCCAAGTTCAAGG